AAGCGTAGAAGAACCAGAAACCGAAACACCTCCGGCAGAAGGAGGCGAGGAATTAAAAGAGAACAACATAGCCAAAAGAATAATAGAGAGCTACATACTGAAAGAAGAAAAAGCAGAAGAGGATATATTAGCGGCTTTGAAAAAGAACAAAAACGTAGCTTTAATGCAACCAGTAGCTGCAAAGCACCAGGGAGGTTCAAAATATAAAGTGTATTTAAAAGGAATAAACCCCACAGACAGAAAAGCAAGAGTTGATCTACTAGCTCAATTAACAGGACTTAGCAACGTAAAAGTTATAAAAAAAGGAGCTAAACTATCTCATGATGATTACGCAGAAGTAAGAGTACCATCTGGAACTTTTAAAGTTTATTTTAAGGGGTCCTCAGAGACAGCTACTTCTACAAACGTAAAAGAAGGTCTTGTGATGTCTTTTTATTACAGTAGCATAGAAGAACCTATAACATTAGAAAACTTTGACTCGTCTGTAAAAGCAGCTATATCAGCCACAAATAGAAATAAAGATATAGACGCTAATCTTAAAGAAGAACTTACAACCTATTTAAGAGGCATACAAAAAAATAAAGACAACGTTAAAACGCTTAATCAACCACTATCTCAAGCGCTAACGATAAAATCAGCTTATCCTGATGCAAGATTGGTAAGATCTGGCATATTTAACGCGTACAGATCAGAAGCGCAACAACAATTAAAAATGCCTGCAGATAAGTGGTGTCCTGGAGATGTGTATGTGTTATTAAATTCCGCAGAAGCAGAAACGATATTAGCATTAGCAAAGGAACAAGACAATCCAGCTTCATTCATAGAGATACTCAACGATGCATTTAACGAAAACTGGGGATCTAAAGAAGCACCTATGACAGCTGTTTCTCTAAAGTTCGAAAAAGCTCAAGGAGGTAAAGCAAAAGCTTACTTCGAAAAATTTAGAGCAATAAAAGACGACTATAACCTAACAAAGGACGAGATAAACTACAAAGAAAAGAATTACATAGACGGTATACAGAGGCTAAGAAAAGTGATTCAAAGCAAAGTAAGAGGTGTAAAAGACATAAAATATATTCTACCCGCTGGAGATAAACTTGAAAAAAACATAGATAAACTTAGAGGTAAATACGCCGCATTAAAAGCGCTTAATTTCTTCTTTGATCAACTTGATAAGTCAGAATACGACGATGGCCTTGTGGCTCTAGTAGCTTTTGCAATGTCGCTTTCCGACACTTCTCCTGCGTTTTTCAAAGTAGTTGCAAGTTCATCCGGTCAACCAACAAAACCAGAAACATACCCTCGCGGTGGATCTTTAGCGCTGTTCATGGAAAACAACAAGATCATGCCTATAGAGATAGTAGACGAACCAAGTTTCGGTGGCCTTAAGATAGACATGACAGTTAGTAAAGGCGGAGATCCCTACAGAATAAACCTTGTAGCAAGAAACAACGGTGGCGTACAAGGAACAATAGAAATAGCGAGTGTAAAACCACAATAAAAATAAATGTATTAAAATTAAAAAATAATTGTTACATTTATAAAAAAGTTATGAACATATTCTATTTACACGAAGATCCAATCTTGGCAGCAAGAGATCTGTGCGATCAACACATTCTAAAAATGGGTATAGAATCTGCGCAAATGCTGTCAACTGCACACTGGGCCACAGGCGGCCAAGCTCCATACAAAAAAGCTCACCTAAATCACCCATCGACAAAGTGGGTTAGAGAATCAATACAACACTATAGGTGGTTGGTATACCACGCTGAAGAGATATTTAACATATACACAAAGCATTACGGAAGAGTACACAAAACCCAAGGAATATTAGAGTGGCTAAAACAAAACGAGCCAAAAATACCAGACAACGGTTTTTATGCACCGCCCCAATGTATGCCTGATGAATACAAGCAAGAGAACGCTGTAGACGCTTATAGAACGTTTTACGCCCTTGATAAAATAGTCGGTAAACAATTAACTTACAACAGGGTTAAAGCCAAACCAGAATGGCTATATAGCTAATACACATATTTATAGATAAAGTTTAAAACAAATGAATTTATTCAATTCTTTAAAGAAGATCAGCGAAAAGTGGCTAAAACCAGTTTCTTTTATAGTTGGCTGCCTTTTATTTTTGTACATTTTTATTGTAGTATTTACGCCAAAAACAAAAATATCTAAAGAGTCAAGGAATAAATTGGATTCTATAGAATTGCAAATACAGGCTTTGAAAAAACAGCAAGTAAAACAAGACTCGTTGCTTACAGTTGAATCTAACGAAAGAGTCGCTATCGATAAACAGTTAGAAACGGTAAACAATAAAACTACAATCATTAGAGAGTATTACATAGAAAAATCAAAAGAAGTTTCGAACTACAACTCCACACAGTTAGACTCATTTTTCAGATCAAGATACGGATACTAAAAATTAAAAAAACATGAAAAGCATCTTCATCTCCATATTCACAATTTTTTTATTATCTTTTGCAGAAAAAGCCAAATCGCAAGACACCATAAAAATACCAGTATTTGTAGCTAAACAGATAGCCAAAGATCTAGTATCTTACGATAGCGCTAGAGCAGAGCTGCTTTTATCAAAACAGAGGATAGACTTACTAAATTTAAAAGTTGATTCTTACAACAAAAGCATTTCAGTGTATCAAGAGAAAGAGGTTAACTACGTAAATCAGCTAAATTTATCTGCGGCTAAGTTGGACATTTGGAAGAAAGAATACAACGACTTGGCTAACAGATACAGATCACTGAAGTTAAAAAATACAAGAACACAGATAATAGCTGGTGTATTGGTAGGAACTCTAACTTACTTTGCTATAAAACGTTAACAAAACATGAGTACACCGAACGTTGATTTAAGGGACAGAATAAAAGAGGAGTTTGTTAAGTGCGCCTCTGATCCTGTGTATTTCATGAGAAAGTACTACATGATACAACACCCCACAAGGGGAAGACAGCTGTTCGATCTTTACGAATTCCAAGAAAAAGTACTTAAGATATACCAAAACCAAGAGTATGTAATAATAAACAAATCGAGGCAGTTGGGTATATCCACTCTAGTTTCGGCTTATTCGCTATGGATGATGCTGTTTAATAAAGATAAGAACGTTCTTGTGGTTGCTACTACGCAATCAACAGCAAAAAACATGGTAACCAAAGTGCGATTTGCGTATCAGAATTTGCCAACCTGGTTAAAAATAGGTCACACTGAAGACAACAGGCTTAGTTTAAGGTTAACAAACGGTTCTCAAATAAAAGCTGTATCAGCCGCCGGTGACGCAACACGTTCAGAAGCGGTATCGTTGCTTGTCATAGACGAAGCTGCGTTCATAGATCGTATCGAAGAGATATTTACCGCAGCTCAACAAACTCTTGCAACAGGCGGTCGATGCATAGCTCTTTCTACGCCAAACGGAATAGGTAACTGGTTTCACAAGACATACACCAAAGCCCAGAAGAAAGAAAACAATTTCACCCCCGTAAGCTTGCCCTGGAGAGTACACCCAGAAAGAGACGAGACTTGGAGAGAGCAACAAACAAAGGAGTTGGGCGTAAGAAACGCAGCACAAGAGTGCGATTGCGATTTCGCCACTTCAGGAAACAGTTACATAGAACCGGACATACTAACCCACTACGAATTGAACACGGTGAGCGAGCCTTTCGAAAGACGTGGAATGGACAAGGCCCTTTGGATTTGGGAATATCCCGATCCAGTGAAACACTACATGTTGATAGCTGACGTTGCGCGTGGAGACGGAAGCGACTATTCTGGCTTTCACGTAATAGACATAGAAACAATAACCCAAGTCGCAGAGTACAAAGCGCAAATAGATACAAGAGAGTACGCGAACATTCTTTTAGCGACAGCGAACGAATACAATCAAGCTTTATTGGTAGTAGAAAACGCAAACATAGGTTGGGACGTAGTTCAAACCCTAGTTGAAAGGAATTACACAAACTTGCACTACGGTCACAGGGCAGACAGCGACGGTAGCTTTGAAAAATACGTAGACAGATTCGATAGAGCTGCAGGACTAGTTCCAGGGTTCAGTACAACTCAAAAAACAAGACCGCTTGTACTAGAAAAAATGAGAGATTTTATAGAAAACAAAGTGTGTACAATAAGATCTGTAAGACTGTTAGAAGAGTTGCGTGTATTTATATGGAAGAACGGTAAACAACAAGCGATGCAGGGGTACAACGATGATCTAGTGATGAGCTTCGCAATAGGCATGTACCTTAGAGAGACTTCTTTGAGATTCAAAAAAACAATGAACAACTTGACTAGCGCTACGATAAACAACATAAGTAAAACTAGTCAACCAAACTCTTACTATAACCCAAACAGTTACTATAACGATCCTTGGAGCATGAGCATAGCAACTCCACAAGGAAGCGAAAATATAGACATTAGCTGGTTAATATAAAAATATGGCAGAAGAACAAAAAAAACCCGAAAACAATCTATTTAGCGCTCTGAGAAGACTATTCTCTACCGATGTAATCATTCGTAACGAAGGCGGTGGAATGGTAAAAGTCATCGATAGCGATAAGATACAAACGTCAGGCGTAATACAGACGAACAGTCTTATAGATAGATTCCATAAAGTCTACACAACGTCAACAGCGTACGGTGTTAACATGAACTTGGCGCAAAACTACCAATCAGCGAGAGTTCAGATATACGCAGATTACGACGCGATGGACACAGACGCTATCATCGCTTCCGCGTTGGACATCATCGCTGACGAGTGTACGTTGAAGAACGAGCAAGGAGAAGTGCTACAGATACGGTCTTCTGACGAAAACATCCAAAAGCTTCTTTACAACTTGTATTACTCTATACTAAACGTAGAGTTTACTCTGTGGTCTTGGATAAGAAACATGTGTAAATACGGTGATTTTTACATAAAACTGGAAATAGCAGAGGGTTTCGGAGTGTACAACGTGATCCCGTTCTCTGCCTACAACATAGTTAGACAAGAGGGGTACAACATAAAAAACCCAAGCGAAGTTAGATTTAAGTACGATCCAAACGCAGCTATCGCATCTACCACAGGTTACGGCTCAGCTTTCAACAACCAAGATACTGGCATCTTCTTCGATAACTACGAGATGGCGCATTTCAGACTCACAGGCGACGTTAACTACCTGCCTTACGGTAGATCTTATTTGGAGCCAGCAAGAAAGCTGTTTAAGCAGTATACGCTTATAGAAGACGCCATGTTGATTCACAGGATAGTAAGAGCCCCAGAAAGACGAGTGTTCTACGTTAACGTTGGTGCTATACCTCCAAACGAAGTAGAAAACTACATGCAAAGGATGATCAATAAGATGAAAAAAACTCCTTTGATAGATCCCCAGACAGGCGATTACAACCAAAAGTACAACGTGCAAAACATGCTCGAGGACTACTTCATACCTGTAAGAGGCAACGATCAGGCCACAAGAATAGACACAGCGAAGGGTCTGGATTACAACGGTATCGAAGACGTTGCGTACTTTAGAGAGAAACTTTTTGCAGCGTTGAAGGTACCAAAGGCTTTCATGGGATACGAAAAGGATTTGACAGGTAAAGCGACCCTAGCAGCAGAAGACATACGATTTGCAAGAACCGTAGAAAGGATACAAAGGATCATAGTTTCAGAATTGACTAAGATCGGTTTGATCCACCTATACGCTCACGGATACACGAACGAATCAGCTGCCAACTTCACAATATCGTTAACAAATCCGTCTATCATATACGATCAAGAAAGGATTGCGTTATTCAAAGAAAAGATAGACTTAGCAAGACAAGCGATGGAAGGTCAATTGTTACCAAGAGACTTCATATACGATAAAGTATTCCACTTCTCTGAAGATCAATACCTAGAGCTGGAAGACATGATACTAGAAGACCAAAAACGTCTATTCAGATACAAACAAATAGCTGAAGAAGGCAACGATCCATCAGAAACAGGACAAGCGTTCGGTACTCCTCACCAATTGGCCAGTCTTTACGGAGGCAAAGGTGATATGCCACTTGACGTACCGACAGGATACGATGAAAATAAACCTAAAGACGAATACAAATCCCCAGGCCGTCCCCAAAAGCACAAATCTATACGTGGCACAGACGCTAGTTCTTTTGGAAGAGACGCAATGGGTACTTACGATTTAAAATCAAACGCTGAAACAGGAGAAGATAACATGAAACCTGAATACCGTGGAGGTCCTTTAGCTTTCGAAAACTCTAACAGCGAATTTTACAAAAACAAAAAAATGTTAGATTCAATGTTTTCTTCAAAATCAAGAAAAACAAAATTATTTGAAGAGAGCGATATATTAAACGAAGATAACATATTAACAGATCCGGAGTAAATAATCATATATTTATAGGTAGAATCTAATCACAATATGGCAGTTAAACACAGCAAATATAGAAACACAGCAATTCTGTTTGAATTGTTGGTTAGACAAACAACATCTGACTTACTACAAAACAGGGATTCGAAGTCTGTTAAGATTTTAAAAAAGTATTTTAGTAATACAGAGTTAGGTAAAGAGTACGCTCTGTACAGTTCGTTTAACACTACGCCCAAGTTAACAGAGGGAAAAGCTGAAATGTTCATAAGCACAGTTTTGGACCAAAGAAAAAAATTGGATCAAGAAAAATTGGACAGATTGAAGTATAACTTGATAAAAGAGATCAAAAGCAATTACGATATCGATAACTTCTTCAAAGCCAAAGTTGACAATTACAAAACTTACGCGTCCATATACACAATATTTGAATCTCACACAAACAAATCTTTCGACGTAAAGCAAGTACTTTTAAGTAAAATAAACCTACTAGAACATATAACCGAAGAGAACATCGAAAACAAACCGATATCTTCCGTAATGGTAGAGGAGTTTATGAAAGAGGACAAAGAGATTAGACTTCTAGCTTACAAAATAATAGTTGAAAAATTCAATTCAAAGTATTCGAAATTTTCTGAAAGACAAAAGAACGTTTTAAAAGAATACATAAACAGTGTATCCGATACAGAATACCTAAAAGCGTATCTTAACAAAACCATCAAAGAAATAAAATCAGAGCTTGTTTCAATCAAAGATTCGGTTAAAGACGACGTTACAAGGATTAGATTGAAAGAGACTATAAAGCTTTTGGAACCAATAAAGCCAAATCAAAGCATAAAAGACGAGAACATATCTAACGTCTTACAGTACTTAGAATTGGTAGAAGAGTTAAAGAAACTTTAGAATCAAAAAATATGCAATTTAACAACCAGTTTGCTACAATAAAACTGAGAGAAACCATCGCTGAGAACCAGGTTATCTTCTCGATAGACGACCAAAAGATAGATGATTTGTTTTCAAACGAATTTAGAGGCGATGTAGAATACGTACAAGACGGTTCAGACGTTTACTACGTGATTGATCAAAACGACTTTGAGAAGTTTGTAGACTACGTACAAAGCGTAGGATTGGATTCGAACAACATACACGTTCACGAATACTTTAAAGAACAGGGTAACGTTACAGGAGGAGGAGAAGCGTATTTACCGGGGTTGGACGTTCCAGAAAAAAAGTACAAAGGCCAAAACGAAGGAGACGGGTACGAAAAAGTAAAGGGATTCAGAGCGGGCCACACTCCGGATAGAGGCGGTTTCCAATACAAAGATTTGTGGGACGTTAACGAAGAGTACGAAACAGACAAAAAGCTTAAAGTAACTCTTAAAGGTAACATAAACTACAACAAGATAGGCGACGTAACAGACGTTTCGAAAGACGGAAAGTACTACACACTACAATTCAAAAACGGGAAAACAGCTATATATCACCAATCAGACTTAACTAAACCCGCTGCACAAAAATCTTTTGAAGAGAAACCAAGACTAGACATAAGCGAAGAGGATATACAAGAGGCGTACGTACCAGACAACATAAAGAATTTTGCTAAAAGAAAACAGATTACTGGCATTGTAAATCAAGTAGCTCGTTGGGCTGAAAAAGCAGGTAAACGCATTGTTGGTGGAACAGCTGTTGGTAAAAATTATAGTACATTAATACTAGATTTAACTTATCAAGGCGGAGAAGTACGCATCAATACAGATGATGAAACTATTGAAGTTAATGGAGATTGGGTTGACAGCTACCAGGGCTTTGTAGCTGCTTTAAGCGATGAATCACTAAACGAAAACTACCACCGCTTCAAGAAAGAGACTGTAACCAGAAGCAAAGAGCAGCAGATGCACGAAGCCATTAAATTGGTGCGCAAGAAGCTGTACGAAGCTGAGAAGGTTATGGATTACGTAAACACAATGAAAGAAGAGCTTGGACTACGCGAATACAAGGGTCACACAAGCAAACTGATGGAGAAGCTTCAAGTATCCATCTCCGAGATATACAAAAAATACAAATCAATAAAGTAACATGGCAAAATCAAAATCATCAGGAGATAGCCGTAAAGTAACTTTCGGTAAAAGAAAAAAAGGAAGCTCACAAAAATCACACAACAAACACGATAGAAAAGAAAAAATGTATCGTGGACAAGGAAGATAATATTTATTGATATGAACATAACCAAACTATACCAACAGCTACAAGAGGGTAAAACGTCCCGCGATTACTTCGTTAAAGAAGCACGCAGACAATTTCCACAGTTCATCAGTCCAGTGACTTCTTTTAAAGACGCTGTGAACATACTAAAAGGAAAAAGACTAGTATCAGAGAACGTAACCAAAGAGGTAAGCGGTGCATTCTTCGATGCTCCAACTTTTAAAAACGAATTACAAACCACCGAAGAATCTTTACAGGAGATAAAGGGCGTAGACGAAGAACTTCTTGATATAGTGCTTAAGTACGTTAAAGATCCTGACGAAGCTATACAGTATATAAAGAGGGGAATGCCGGATTGGTTAGAAGCTAATCTAGATAGAGACGAAGATTATAAGAATTATTTAAAAAGTACGAGAGGAGTAGATCTATACCCCGGAAACATGGGAGATGAGATGTCTGCTCCTAGAGAAGGAAAAATAAACGAAGCCCACAAACTTGACACAGAGCAGATATTGGATCGCATGTCTCCTTACGCTGTTAGAAAGGGCATAGAGTTAGAGTTGAAGAAAGAAAAGGTGATAGACAACACTACACTCAATAAAATCAAGACCCGTGTCGCTAAGAAGCTTCAAAAAAATAAAAACGCTTACGAAGACCAAGTTTTCTCAAACGTTAAAGAAATAGACAAAAAAGATAAGCAATTAGAAACAAAGGAAGTAACCCAAGAGTTGAACGATAAACACAACTCAATGAAAAAAATTAAGGGGTACAAAGAAGAGAAGGCAAACACAAAAGCTTCTAAGAAAGAAAACAGAAAGGGAAAACCTAAAGGCGTAAAAGTGATGCCTGACAAAGGCGTTACTGGATCTGAAAAGATATTAAAAGAAGACATTCAGGATAGAGCAGACGCTATTAATAGGTTCGCTAGACTAGTTAAATCTAAAAACATCGAAGATATAAAAAACGAATTAGAAGCGATAGTACAGTTTCCAGAACAGAGCAGTATTACGCCTAGTGAAGCAACAAAGATAATTAAAAAATATTGCACACCAGAAGAAGCTCAGCAGATATTAGACGACATAAATCAACCAATGACCGATCCAGCTGGTGGCAGCGGTTTATCTTCTCATCTTGAAGAGGATGAATTTAGAGCACCAACAAACAAACCGTTGGTTAACAAAGAAGAGGTGGACGACCAAGAATTGGAAGCATTAAAAATGAAAGTTATAGGTTGGTATAAAAAAAATTATACTAATTCAAAATCACCGCTCGTTTCAAAATGGGCAACTGAATTTGAGGCAGACGTAAACAGAGCTACAAACAAACAAGAAATCAAACAAGTCGTAGATAGCATATTGATGGGAGATACAACCACCGCTATGACTAACTTGGGTTTAAACGAAGACAAAGCGGAGGTGTTGAACAATATAAAAGAGTTTTTACAAGAGTACAGCTACTTGGAATACCACCAAGGCATGGAAGTAAACACACCAGACGGTCCCGGAGTAGTTAAAGAAATAATGGGCGGTACGTTAACTATAGAGTTGGAAGACAGCGCTTTAAGAGACTATCAGATGAACGTGATAAACAAAGCAACAACAGATAGTAAAGAACAACCAAAACAAACACCGCAAGCCGCAGCAGTCGACAAAGACAAAGAAGATAGGGACGCAGCATTCTCAAAGTTTCCTTTTGGCAACCTTGGCAGCGTAAAGGGCCCAGACACTGGAATAAAGAAAGAGGCCTACAAGAACATGACACACGAAGAGAAACTTAAAGCGATAATGGAAAAAGTTCAAGCGATGGAAGAGGGCGAAAAGAAACACAAGGCTTTGGACATTGTAAAGAAGAAGTTGAAAGAGGCTACAAAAATCCACGCAGGAGGAGAAGTTTTTTTTAAGAAAGATTCAGAAGTACCAGGATTTGAAGCTGATCTAAAATCAGCAGGAGTTAAATACACAAAAGAGAGAGTAGCATCATGAGCAAACAACTTTTAATAGAGCATTCTTTTTTTACACCAACTATTAACTTACACGAGGGATTAAAAAACCAAAACGGTAACCTTATAGTTAGGGGTAAAGTGCAAGCTAGCGACAAACCAAACGCAAACCGCAGAGTGTATCCTTACGAAACTCTGTTCGAACAGGTTAAAAAATACGTCGACGGTCCTATAAAAGAGAAGCGTGCGCTCGGAGAACTGGATCACCCAGAGAGCTCTATCATAAATTTGAAAAACGTTTCTCACAACATACTGGATCTTTGGTGGGAAGGTAAAGACGTTTTCGGTACTATCGAAATACTGCCTACTCCCTCTGGTAACATACTCAAAGAGCTTTTTTTAAACAACATAACTGTAGGCATATCCTCAAGGGCTTTGGGTTCAACCACTCCCATGGCAGAAGGCTTAGTGAAAGTTGAAGAAGATTTGGAATTGATATGTTGGGACTTTGTTAGTCAACCCTCAACCTACGGTTCTTACATGAAACCTGTTAACGGTTTAAGAGAGTCTTACGACGCAACAATCATAACTCAAACGCAAAACAAATACACAAACGTTAACAATTTGATGAGAGACATCATATGTGAAATGTCGGGTGTATGTTGCATAAACTAATAAAAATGAAACTATTTGAAATATTAAGCGAAGAGTTTTCAGCAAACGATCCGGTGTTAATGGCTCTTAGAGCTGCTAAAGATACTAGACAAAAAAACTTAAAAGCCTACGCCGCTAGTATGAAAAAAAGGGTGTATGGAAAGAAGAGAGAAGACCTCGTAGACAGATTAGAAACTCTTAACGATGATCTTTTGGATTTGTATAAACAAAAAAAGCAAGCGTTTATAGACATGGAATTAGACGCGGGTGAGAAAGGAAGTTCGTGGAGCGACCAAGATGCTAACGAATACGGTGATATGCTAAACAGCATTGATGAAAAAATAGACTCTTTGATAAAAACTAGACAAAAGATTGAAATAGCTTTATCGTACTAATAAGAAAAGCAAAATATTTTTAGAAATAGCTAACTTTTTGTTAGCTTTTTTTGTGTATATACATATTCTACAAAAAATGCACGTATTTATTGGTAAATGCGCAAATCTCACTATTGCGCTAAATCAATGAAACCTCATATTGCTTCCCTCCCCCAAATAAGCAATTAAAAATCAAAGGAAACATAATGGAAACAAACATTTACAAGCAATCACTTCTTGATGCTAAAGCGGTGCGTGCGAGCATTATCGCTAACGCAAAAGCTGAACTTCAAGAGGCAATTGAGCCAAAGATCCAAGACATGATACGCACTAAGCTATCAGAAGAATTGGAAGAAGAACTCGAAGAGGAAGTAGAAGAAGGATACGACATGGAAGAAGGCGAAACTCACGAAGAAGGCTACTACGGCGAAAAAGAAGATCAAACAATGTCTGAAGACGACGTTACAGACGCAACTTTGGAAGAAATTCTTGCCGAATTAGACGCTTTGGAAGAAGACCAGAACCTTAACGAAGTAGAAGAAAACGTTGAAGAAGAAGGCTACAACATGGAAGAAGGAGTTGAAGAGGCTGAAGAAGAAGCCGAAGACGACGAAACCGTTGATGCAGAAATCGAAGACGAAGAAGAAACTACTGACGACGAAACCAAAGTTGTAGACATCACTCTTGGCGACCTCAAACAAGTTCTACAGTCTGTAATGGCACAAAAAGACACGACCGCCGACGAATTCGAAGCAAGCGAAGAAGAGTCAGAAGAAAGCTCAGAAGAGCCTTTATCTCTTGACGAAATCTTGGCAGAATTAGAAGAAGCCGAAGGTCACAAAGAAGAAAAGCACGAAGAAGGTAAAAAAGTTGAAGAGATGGAAAAAGAGCTAGAAGAAGCAAAAAACACTATAGCTGCTTTAAATGAAACTCTACAAGACATCAACCTATTGAATGCGAAGCTTCTTTACATGAACAAAATTTTCAAAGCAAAAACTTTGACAGAATCAGAAAAAGTAAAAGTAATTAAAGCTTTCGATAGATCTACTTCTGTTAAAGAGGTTAAAAACACTTTTGAAACATTAAAAGAATCTTTAAGCGTTAAAAAATCACAGCTAAAAGAATCTGTAGGTTTTGCATCGAAAGCCGCGGGCGTAGCACCTAGCAAACCAATCATCGAATCAAACGATTTCGTTTCTAGATGGCAAAAAATCGCAGGCATTAAATAACAACAAAAAAAACTAATAACAATGGCAAATTTAGTACAATCTTTACTAAAAGAATCAGCCCAATCAACTTTCGAGAGCCAAACTAGCGTTGCTAGCAGACTCGCAAAGAAATGGGAAAAATCTGGACTCCTAGAGGGACTCCAAGATTACGAAAAGAATAACATGTCTGTTATTCTAGAAAACCAAGCTAAGCAGCTTGTAATCGAATCATCACAAACAAACGGTGGCTTAAACTCAGGCGGTGCTACTTTCACTCCTGGTACCGGCGAACAGTGGGCGGGCGTTGCTCTTCCTTTGGTTCGTAAAATCTTAGGCCAAATCGCATCTAAAGAGTTCGTTAGCGTACAGCCGATGAATCTTCCTGCTGGTCTAGTGTTCTATTTGGATTTCCAATACGGAGATTCTAAGAGACCATTCGCTTCAGGCGATTCTATCTACGGTACTCCGTCTAGCAACTTTGGTAACTTAGCAGCAGGTGCTCTTTACGGAGCTGGTAAATTCGGTTATTCTCTTAACCAATTCTCTGCTTCAATCTCATCATCAGCTGCAAATTTTGCTTCTGCTTCTGCTACTTGGGCTGAATTGGAATTCAACTCTGATTTCTCAGCTTCTGCAGCTGCAAGAACAATCACAAAAGTAACAGTTCCTACATCTTCTATTGATGCTAACATCAACATTGATGGCGTAAGAGCTTTCATCATCACATCTGGTTCTACAGTTAACTCTGCTGATAACTTACAGCAATTCACTGTTCTTTCTTCAAGTGCTGCTGGTGTGTTTGTTAACTTCTTCGTAAACAAGGCTTTGAGCACTTTTAGCGCTCCTCTTACTTACGTTGTTAACTACAACAAGAAGACAGACTTCAACACTCGCGGTGATTTCGAAGACAGAACAGGTGCTCCTTCAGTTCCTAACGCTGCTAGCAACACATCTATCGTTATCCCTGAGATCAACGTACAGATGAAGTCTCAGACAGTTTCTGCTAAGACTCGTAAGTTGAAAGCGCAGTGGACTCCTGAATTTGCGCAAGACCTTAACGCTTACCACTCACTTGACGCTGAAGCTGAATTGACTGGTATCCTTTCTGAGCACATCTCTCTTGAGATCGACCTCGAAGTATTGGATATGTTAATTCAAAACGCTCCTACAGTTGAGTACTGGTCTGCTAAGGTTGGTAACCAAATCAACAACACCACAACTGGCTTTGATGTTAACACAGCGGGTGTTTACTACACTCAAATGTCTTGGTTCCAAACTTTGGGCATCAAGATGCAAAAGGTTTCTAACATCATCCATCAGCGTACTTTACGCGGTGGCGCTAACTTCATCGTAGTATCTCCAACAATCGCTACAATCCTTGAGTCAATCCCTGGATTCGCTGCTGATACTGACGGAGCTGCTGACACAATGAAGTACGCTTTCGGTGTACAGAAGATCGGTGCGCTTAACAGCC